GGTAAGCATATAGCCTGTGGTTCTTGAAGTTGGTCGTCTTTCTCCACACTCTACTTTTCTATCTGGAATAGTTAGAGCACCACCTGGTGTTTCCATATCATCATAAAACGCTTGGATGTCTTCACCATGCTTTAGTGTTACTTGGAACAATTCCATGTTACGCCTCCAGTTGTAGTATGTTTAAGCCTACTTGTACAGTACCTGTGCTACCGCTTTTGTTTGTAACTCTACATGGTATATTTGTAGTTGGCGAACTTTCTAAGTTAAATCCAATAGCACCTGGACTAATAATAACAGTTTCTGCGCCTGTGGTAATTACTTCAGCTATTAGCCCTGCGTCAGATGTAGGATCAACTCCTTCTGCTCTACTTGCGTCTGCTGTTCTTGTTGCAGCATTCACATACAATCTTACACGGGCCGCTTTGTCTGTTGTGATAGTCAGTAGTGCGTATGATTTGAATCCTGTAATATCCAAGTCTGCTTGTGCGGCATCAGCTAAACTGATTGTCGCGCCGATTGGAGGGGATCTGCTAGGTAAGCCACCACTAGCAAGTGTGTCATATGTAATTTCACCTGTAGTTGGATTGTATTCCATACTATGTGTACCACTAGCATTACGTACTGGTCGAACTACAAATGCATCTGCTTGAGTGTTGTTTAGAATATTGCCAGTTGCGTTAATTACAATTGAGTTTGCTGCTTGGTTTGTATAGCCTGCTTGATTACCAATTGCTATTGCATCGGTACCTTGATTGTCATAACCGGCGGTGTTTCCAACTGCCACTGCATCATTGCCTTGAGTAAAACTTCCTGCGCCGTACCCAACTGCCACTGCGTTGTTACCTTGATTGTCATAACCTGCTGTTTTACCAAGTGCTGTTGCTGAATCGCCTTGAGATATGTTACCTGCTGCTTCGCCAACTGCCACTGCGTCTGCGCTTTGGTTATTATAACCTGCCTGCTTCCCAATTGCTACTGATTGACCGCCTTGGTTTGTTAGACCTGCGTTAGCACCAATTGCTATTGCATTTGCACCTTGACTACTAAGTCCTGCTGTCTCGCCTATTGCTACTGCACTTGCCCCTTGATTTACGCCAGCTGCTCCCTGACCAATTGCCACTGCGCTTAAACCTTGGTTAGAAGTTCCTGCGGTTTTACCAATTGCTACTGTTTGGTTACCTTGTTTTGTTTTACCTGCTTCATATCCAATTGCTACTGCGCTATCACCTTGACCGATTGCGAAATGTATTGTTCCAGATGGTTGTTCAGTAGCTTGTGCGGAAATTGTAACAGTATTTGTCGGCACATCAATACTAACTACAGTTACTCCATCGGATGGTAAAAACCCTGTTCCATCAGCACTTGTTACTTTCATGCCTACTTCGATATCAGTTACGTTTCCAACTACTAAAGATGTATCTGTAAATCCGCCTGAAACATAATTTTTGCCAAACGTTTCGCCTGTACCTGCGTCATAACCAATTGCTACAGCATTTATGCTCTGCGATTTACTCCCTGCGTTTGCTCCAATTGCTACTGTATGTGTTTCTTGGTTTGAATTCCCGGCGCTTGGCCCAATTGCTATTGCCTCTACGCCTTGATATAACCTTCCAGTATTGACTCCTAGTGCTACTGCACGCTCTGCTTGATCTAGGTAACCACTGCCTTTACCAATTGCGACAGACTCTATCTTTTGTCTGAACTGTCCAGCTTGATATCCAATTGCAGTAGTACGGATTTCTTGTCCGTTTTGATGAAAGTTTAAGCCACTTACTGCTGGTGTTCCAGTAAGTCCTTGATTTAATGTTACGTTAGTGCTATCTACAATAGCTGTTATTTCGGTTCCAGCAGTAACTCCGAATGTATTTGAAATTTTCGCACCTACACGGAGACTTGTTGTATCGCTTAATTCTAAGTTTGTACCAGCATGACTTACATACGTTTTTTGATATTTACTACCACTACCTGCGGCAAGCCCAATAGCAATACTAGATTCACCTTGCACATTTTCGCCTGCTCCGAGACCAATTGCTACTGCTTGTTGGCCTTGAATGTATCCGCCTCCGGATAATCCAACTGCTACTGCACCTCCGCCTTGATAAAATTCACCGGATTGCATTCCAACTGCCACTGTTTGTGCGCCTTGATTATTAAGTCCTGCAAAAGAACCTAACGCAATAGCCTGTGTGCCTTGGGTGCTATTACCTGCTTCATTACCAATTGCTACTGCATAATCACCTTGAGTTGTGTGGCCTGCACTATCACCAATTGCTACTGAGCTTTCGCCTTGATTGGTGCGACCTGCTGACTTACCAACTGCAACTGCATCAACACCTTGATTGTTGAAACCAGCTTGATATCCAACTGCTGTTGCACCAGTATCTTGGTCAGTGCTACCAGCAGCACCACCTATTGCCGTTGCGGTTAATCCTTGATTTGTTAGACCTGCAGTCATTCCAAGTGCTACTGTTAATGGACCGCTGGCATTATTTTTATCACCTAAAGTGGCCCAAGTTGCTCCGCCAGACCCACTTGAATCGTTTGCTGGCTCCCATTGGGCGCCGTCCCATTTTAAAACTTGACCAACACCTGGAGGTGTAGTACTTGTATCTACATCAGATAAATCGTCAATTCCTTGAACAATTGATAATCCAGTAATAGTTGCGTTGGTAAAGTCGATTTTAGTATTTGTAAAGTCAACATCTACATCGTTTACAAATTCTACTGAATTGGAAGAGTTACCAAGTACAATGTCACCTGCTTGGTCGCCAATTACAATTTTACCTGCGCTAGTTTTTGTACGCATAATGATACCATTATTACCACCCGATAGTAATAATACGTCTAATATCTCCGTTATCGCAGAACCACCGCTACTAGTAATCTCTTTGCCATTTAAATCTAAATTGCCACCAAGTTGTGGTGATGTATCATCAACTACCTCTGTGCTTAATGTACTTAAACTAACAGTGTTGCCGCCGGTAATAGTTAAATCATCACCTGCTAATGTTAATGTTTGACTGTCACTGTCTGGCGCACTTTCGAGAGTAGTTACTCGACCATCTAAATCGGTGAAGTTATTATCTAGTTCCTGAAAGGTTAATTCGCTACCTTTTTGTGTTCTCAATGTTATTGTCATTGTCGTTTCCTATTTTGCTACATATCCTGATGCTACATAACCTTCCGTAACATAGTTGGCAGTTTTTATTTTGTTGTCTGGTTTCGCCGGTATCACTTTGCTCATTGGCTGTAGTGATTCGAATTCTCTATCTTCAACTATGCTAGTGCCATTTTCAAAAATGTAATCACTTGCATTGTAAGTTTTGTCTGTCCATGTCTGATCGGTGATATTATCGTATAGTCTGTGCCACTTGTTTCCTCGACGAACAAACATTCTATTGGGAGCGAAGTCATTTCTAATAAAGTAATCGCCTTCGCTAGGATCGCTTGGGAATTGATCACCTGTTGCGATTGCCTCACCGTGATTATATGTGTTATCTTTGTTAACAATGCCGCCACTGGTTGCATGATCATACCCAAACAAATGATCCCGCATACTTGTTCCGTTCGGATCTTCGGCATCTGCAGCGGCTACAATAGCATCACTGATGTTAAATTCTGCTTTGTATGTGCTAACATCATTTTTGAGACTATTAGCGTCACTACTATCGCCAAGTATATCGTAGTATTCTTGACTGTCTGTTAGTGGGCTTAGTTTGACTCTCCAAATATGTGGATACCAAGTTTGACTGAATCCTTCTGCACCTCTATTGGCGTCATTGACAACATAGTATTTGTTTACTGCGGCTTTATCACTGCTCAACAGTAATGCATCTCTGAGGTGCGGCAGTTCTAGTACATCTCCGGGCATAAGTTTTCTGCCCATTATCTCTACCATTTCATTCATGTGAAATGTCATATACAACATATCATTACTGAGAAACAATCCAAACTGTGTTAGATCAAAGTCTGTGTCTTGTACATTGTATACTCCACGCATTTCATATACATCTGGATCATATTTACGATCTCTGTTTTCTAAAAACAATAAGTCTTGTATTTTTGTTTCGTTAATAATACCGTCAACATTAATAAATTCTCCACTTAGTGGATCTACTTCTCTGCCATCGATGTAGTTAGGCTGACTAGGGTCATTTTGATCTCCTATGTTAGCAGGTCCTACATACTTGTGTACATGGACGCCAGTTCCGCCTATGCTAAACTGTTCACGGATACTTCTATCCATAAAGTGATAATCATTAGTTTTCGTCGGTTTATATAGTGTTAAGCGTGGCATACGTATATTTATGACTATCATAGCTCTTGACAAATTAAAAAAAGATGCTAAATTAGTATTATAACAATCAGGAGAACTCCTATGGCGAGTGTTCGTAGTCTTACTAAAAAACCTAAAAAGAAAACAGTATCCAAAGGTCCACGTCGTGGCCTTAAAGGTCTACTAGCGCCTAGCTTTGATAATTGGGAAAAGTTGGACGGTGCTAATTTTCACAGACTTAAAATTAATGTAAGTGATTTTTGGTATCAGAACTTCAAACACAATGACACAATCGAGTGGGCATTTGAGTGGATGAAAGATAATGGTTATAGTAAAACTGATATTAACAGTGTAAAGAAAGCAGCCAAGCATGAGCAAGTGCTAGGCATTCGTTGTAAAATGTTGTTAGACGGTTGTCCTGATTATAATGAAAAAGAGCAGGATTATTGGCAAGCGTGTCCTGGAACCTCAGGTGATATTCGTCCTATGAAAGACTATATTGCTACTAAGATTGAGAAGTATATTGAAATTGGCAAAGATATTCTAGAAGAGAAAAAAGTTGAGGATAGCAAAAAGAAAAAAGTACATGTTCCAACTATTCAAGAACGTCTTCAAGAAGCTACCATCGATAAATTAGAAGATATGGATAGTTGGTTGGACGATTGGATGCGCAACAGCAAAAAGAATCCTTTGCTCAAGCAGAATCCTCTACAGTATTTTAAAAAGCACGAAATGAATCTAGGACATCTACGTTTTGTTAGTGAATTTTTTAAAGGTGCATATGAGGAAATGCAAGAGCTAAATGAGTTACCCGCTCCTAAGAAACGTGATGATATGCAAGAACAACTTGCAGAAGGATATAGCGTATACAGTAAAAAAGAAATCAAAGAACTAACAGATTTTTATAAACGACTGTTTGATGCAATTGAAATTGTAAAAGCTGAAAAGAAGCAAACAAGAGCAATTCGCAAGCCCAAAGTTAAAAGTGCCCAAGAGCTGGTTAAGAAACTCAAGTTCAAATCAAGTGACGGAGACTTTGGTATTGCTAGTATCAATCCAAGCGATATCATTGATGCAACTGCACTAGTTGTGTTTAACACAAAAAATCGTAAACTAGGCATATACTATGCAGAAGACCACACAACGTTTAAAGTCAAAGGAACTACATTACAATTCTTTGACGAAACAAAAAGTGTACAAAAGACTGTACGAAAGCCAGAAGAAATTTTACCACAGTGGAAAAAGGTTACCAAGCATAAGCTAAAGACACAGTTTGGATATCTTAAAACTACTGAAACTAAAATGAATGGTAGATTCAACGCAGATACTATCATCTTAAAAGCCTTCAAGTAATAAATACTTGTATGGCATTAATAGATAATTTAATTAAAGAAATCGAACTTCGCTTAGGTGGACAAATGGTAGACGTAGAGCTCGACCCAGAGCACTACGACTTGGCTATTAATAAAAGTTTCGAGAAGTATAGACAGCGTAGTGAAAACAGTGTGGAAGAAAGTTTTATTCCATTAGAAGTTAAAGATGGAATCAGTGAGTACACACTTGCTAATGAGGTCATTGATGTTATGGATATATACAGACGCAGTAGCGGAACACTAAGTGGCGGCAGCGACATCGAACCTTTTGAAACGGCATACCTTAACAACTACTTGATAAACAGTGGCAGAGCAGGCGGCATGGCAACGTTTGATGCACTGTCTCAGCACCGTGAAACACTAGGACGTATGTTTGGACAAAACATTACTTTTACTTGGAACACATCAACTAAAACACTATTACTGCATAGAAAAATTAAAGCAGACGATACTGTATACTTGCACACTTATAAGTCTCGTAGTAACGAAGAGCTATTACAAGATCCATACAGTGGTCCGTGGTTGAAAGAGTTTGCACTTGCTCACGCAAAACTAATGCTAGCGGAAGCACGTGGTAAGTTTAATACTATTGCTGGGCCGCAAGGTGGTACTAGTTTAAATGCAGATGCACTACGTAGTGATGCACAAATGAGCATAGACAAACTAGAAGATGATCTAAAATACTATGCAGAAGGCCAAGCTGGACTTGGCGTTATTATAGGTTGACATCTTTTAAAATTTACGCTAAACTGTAAAAAATACGAATTTACGGAGTAGCGTATGATTATCGGTATATGTGGACTTATAGGAAGTGGCAAAGGAACTGTTGCCGATATCCTAGTTGAAAATCATAACTTTCAAAAAATTAGTTTTGCTGACAAGCTCAAAGACGGCGTTGCTAGTGTATACGGCTGGGATAGAGATATGCTAGAAGGCGACACTGATCGAAGCCGTATATGGCGTGAAAAAGAAGACGAGTATTGGACAAAAGAAACAGGTAGAACGATTACACCTAGACTAGTACTACAAGAATTTGGCACAGATTGTATGCGTAATGGTTTCTATGATGGCATATGGGTTAGTCTTGTTAAGCAACAAATACTAAACAATCCAGATATAAATTGGGTAATACCCGATGTAAGATTTCCTAATGAAATGCGTATGATTAATAGTGTACAAGGCCAAGTGTGGCAAGTACGCAGAGGAGATATGCCAAAGTGGTTCTACGACAGAAGAGACAGAGGCACTGAGCCTGTAGACATACACCCCAGTGAATGGCATTGGATTGATAGCGACAGTGCATTTGATGAAATAGTTAGCAATGATACAACATTGAATCAATTACAATCTAAAATAAAAGATATAATTAACTACTAGGTTAACCTTCATATCCCCCCTGATATATAGTGGTCCTGGTAAATACTACTAGCAATTACTTTTATCAGAGGAGCAATAATATGGCATTAGTATCACCAGGTGTAGAGGTTCAAGTAGTAGATGAAAGTGCATATGGCGCCCCGGGCGCAGGCACAGTACCACTATTACTTGTAGCAACACGTTCAGACAAAACAGATCCAACTGGTAGTGAAGTAGACGGAAAAGCGAAATATACAAAAACAGCAAATGCAGGCGAAGTAGTAAAAGTTACTAGTCAGCGTGAACTAACTCAATATTTTGGTAATCCATTATTCACTACAACAGGAACAGCAATATCACAAGGCAGCGAAACCAGCGAATATGGATTAATGGCTGCATACAGTTATCTAGGTCAAGGTAGTCAAGCATACATTGTTAGAGCAGACATTGATCTTGCACAATTAGAAAATAGTGCAACTGAACCAACAGCGCCATATAATATAGGCAACACAGTGTGGTTAGACACAGACGCTAGTAAGTATGGTATCCACCAATGGAATACCACAACTAGCAAATGGGAAAACAAAATTCCAGCAGTACAGACTAATTATAATGACGCAGCTATTGATGGTGACGTTAATACACCAAGCGGCGCAAGTGCTGCAACTGACGGAACATTCCTAGTTGTAACAAACGTTGATAACGAAATAGCAAATAGCGCAGGTCGTGGTATGAGTATTGAATACTTTTACGGCGTAGGCGGCGCATGGGAATCACTAGATTCAGATACTGCTCTAAGCACTGGTGAAGCTGTAACTTATGATGCACACTATAATGCACCAAGCTCTCCAGTAGCAAACGATGTTTGGGTTAAAACAACACGCCCAGGCAACGGTTTGGCACTAGCACTAAGCACACACAATGGCACAGCATTTACAACAGCTACAGTACAAGGTATTAGTACTACACAAGCTGACGGCCAAGGATCCATTGGTAATTTTGTAGCACAAGACGGTTCAAGCACAGCTTCATTAACCGTAAGCACATCTACAGTAGGTGCTTATTTGTTAGACCAACAAGCAAATACTAAAGCTACTATTGTTATTAGAGAAGTAGTAACAGGCGGTGTCGTAGGCGATTTAACAGCAACTACAGTATTAGCACAAAAGCTACTACCAACTGTATCATTGCCTAATGGTACATATTGGTTTGATAATACAATTGACAAATTGGACCTATACAAAGTAAACAGTGGTTCTTACACAGCAACTAGTGCAACATACAGTACAGCCGCGCCAACAGGACCAAGCAGTGGTGATGTTTGGATTGATACAACACTATCAGCTGAAGGTCAAACTAACGAACGTGCTTATCCAAATATTAAAGTTTACAACGGAAGCGCATGGATACAGCATGATAATACTGATCAAACAACTACAACAGGTGTATTATTTGCAGATATTTACGAAGGTGGATCACCAATCCCAGGCGCACCAGACGCAGTTGTTTATCCAGACGGAATGTTAGTAGTTAACATGGCACAGAGTAAAAATACTGTACGTAGTTGGAACGGTACTGCTTGGAGAAATGGTACAAGTAATCATGCAGATGGTAGCGGACGTTTTGGCAGACATGCGCAACGTGGTGTTATCACAACTGCGATGCAGGCAGCTGCAACAGGTACAGATCTCAGAGATCCAGGCAACCGATTTAGCTTAATTGCTGCACCGAACTATCCTGAACTAGTAGACGAAATGGTTACATTAAACAGTGATCGTGGAGAAACAGCATTTATCATTGTTGATTCGCCAATGCGTAAAAATCCAACTGATGTTGTTAACTGGACTAAAAACAGCGGAAATGCAACAGAAAACGGAGAAGATGGACTGGTAACAAACAACACATATAGTGCAGTTTATTATCCTGCAGGTCAAACAACAGAGCCAGTTACTGGAAATACTGTTGTAGTACCAGCAAGTCATATGGCGCTGTACACATATGCATACAACGATAATATTAGTTTCCAGTGGTTTGCCCCAGCAGGTACAACACGTGGTGTAGTACAAAACGCAACCGCAGTTGGATACATTACAACAGAGAATGAATTCAAAGCTGTTGCACTAAGTCAAGGACAGCGTGATGCAATGTATACTGACAAACTAAATCCAATTACAACATTCCCAGGACAAGGAACAATTGTATTTGGACAAAAAACATTACACACAACAGCGAGTTCGTTGGACCGTGTTAATGTTGCACGTCTGGTAGCATATCTCAGAGATAGATTCGATGAACTAGCTCGTCCGTTCTTGTTTGAAGTTAATGATGTACAAACAAGAGCAAGAGCTAAAGTTGCATTCGAACGATTCCTTGCAGATATTTTGAGTCGTCGAGGACTCAATGACTTTGCAGTAGTATGTGACGAATCTAATAATACACCAGCAAGAATTGATCGTAATGAATTTTATGTTGATGTTGCAATTGAACCTTCAAAAGCAGCAGAATTCATCTATATTCCGATTAGATTAACAAATACTGGTGCATTATCAACAACAAACTAAAAAAATTAACATAATACTTAATTAGACGTCTTCGGGCGTCTAATTTTTTGACTAGAAATCATAAATACTGTTAGCCGGAGTTATAAGGAGACAGAGATGGCAGTTATTACAACACTAGGTGTTCCAGACAATCAAGGTAACACAACAACAATTATGCCTAAACTTGCTTATCGTTTTAGAGTAAACTTTATTGGTGAATCATTCAGTGGTGTTCCCACTAGAAGTGTAATCAGTACAACACGACCAAGTTTAACCCACGATGAAGTAACAGTAGAAGCATACAATTCACGAATTTATCTAGCAGGTAAGCACTCATGGGATCCAATCTCAATTGTACTTAGAGATGACGTAGATAGTGCAGTACTAAGAGAACTAAACAATCAACTTAATAGACAAGTTGATCATGCTAATCAAGCTAGCAGTCGAGCAGGCAGTGGTTATAAGTTCCAAATGACTGTAGAAAGTTTAGACGGTGGCAATCCGACACCGGGTGTACTAGACAAATTTGAACTTGCTGGATGCTACATTGCAAATATTCAGTACGGTGACATGGCTTATTCAAATAGTGATCAAGTACAAGTCACAGTTAGTATACGTTACGACAATGCGGAAATTTATGATGCAGCAGGTAATGCTACACTAACAGGAGCAACACCTGATCAAACAGTTAGTAACGCAACTGGCGGCGGCAATTAAAGTATTATAGGATAATCGATGGGACTGATAAGTAACACCGGCCCGTATAACGCCGCCGCTGATAAATTTGGAGTACAACACGGAAGTAATGTTCTTACTGGTATTCCACGTTCTAAATTTCAGTTTAGCGTTAATTTTATACTCAACCCTTCGATTAGCCTAGAAGATGAAAGTTTTGGAAGAGCCTTTACATTTGACAGAGTTTCAAGTGCAGGCCTTCCAGATTACGATTATAATGTAGTGCGACTAAATCAATACAATCGAATGAGATATATTCCCACTCGAATGGATATTCAACCTATTAGTATAATTTTTTATGACACTAAAGATAGTCAATTTGATTATCTAATGCGATCATATGCAAAACATTATTTTCACGGTCATAATTTAGATAGTAATAATGCTAATGCATATGATGTGATTAACGGTAATTTTGCCTCTGGCGGCGCTAGAGATTTTGGCGCAAAAACTATACCAAGTAATCAAAGATTTTTCTTTGAGCAGATTATAATTAATCAACAAGATACTGCACAAGGCGGAAGACGTACAAGTTTACATAATGTTATGATGACTAACGTTAATCATGACAGATTAGATTATAGTGACAGCAATCCTGTTCAATATACTGTACAGTTTCAACCAGAGCATGTCAACATAACATCAAGCGGTCCTAATAGCGCTCAGGCCGCAGATGAACAAGCTGTGCAGGGCGGCAGAGAAGCCGCAGTAGTTAGTAACAGAAGCATAGTGAGCTCAACGATACCTGCAGAAACACAGTTTAGAGTTTATAAAGGTGTGTATGACCCTAGTAAAGAAAGTTTAGAAAACATAAACGGTACTACTTTTATTGTTCCTAACGCTAACTAATAAATACTACTAGAATGGCAAATAAATTTCATCAAGGCATATACGAGGTTAAAAACCCTCGAAAATATGTAGGCAAACATCGTCCTAGGTATCGTAGTGGATGGGAATTAAAGTTTATGCGTATACTGGACACACATCCAAACATACTAGCATGGGCAAGTGAAGCACACAGAATACCTTATAGAAATCCAGCTACCGGTAAGAACACACACTATGTACCAGACTTTTTTATAGTGTACGAAGACAAAAATAAACAACGAAAAGCAGAGATGATTGAGATTAAGCCTGCAGGACAAACGCTAGCTCATGCCAAAAGCAACACACAAAAGGCAGCGGCGATTGTAAACGAAGCAAAATGGCAAGCGGCAAAAGTATTTTGTGATAGACAAGGTGTCGGATTTCGTGTACTAACAGAACATGAGCTGTTTAACCAGCCCAAGAAAAGGAAGAAACGATGAGTAGTAAAATTGAAGATGTATTTGATTTACCTCCAATGAATGAAGAGGCGAATGAACCTGTCCAACAACAAGAAACTGGATTGGATCTCAATCAACTACAACAACAGCTAGATGTGGCAGACAAGATTGACGCTGCATTGCCAATGGTAAGAGACATGGAGACACTAGACGCTGACATGGACAATTATGCTAATAAAGCAATACATGCTTTTCAGGACTTAATGGACCTTGGACAAAACGTAGAAGACAGACATGCCGCAAACGTGTTTGCTGTAGCAAGTACAATGATGTCTAATGCTATTACTGCTAAAACAGCAAAGATGGATAAAAAATTAAAAATGGTTCAACTACAGCTACAAAAAGCTAAGTTTGATGCCGCAGAAAACAAAGCAAATGGCAACGATACAGCCATTCAAGGCGAAGCAGAAGAATTCGAAGATCGCAACGCACTGATTAATGCTGTTATTAATAAAATGAATAACTCTGATAAATAACTACAGTTAAGGAAATCGCGATGAAAAGTTTGAAACAATACCTAGTAGAATCTGAGAAAACTTACTCGTTCAGACTTCGTAGTCTAAATGAGATTTCAGATGAACATATGGACCGCATTGAAGCGCATATGGCAAAATACAACATGGAAAGCATGGGTTCACCCAAAAAAACTATTATGCACAAGCCACGTGGCTTTGCTGATGTAGGCGCACAGGAAGTTTATATGTATGATTTTACAACAAAACTACCGGCAACTCCTAATAGTTTACACGAAGAGATTGCAGGCATTTGTGGCTGTAGTTTAGGTTCAATGTTTGTAAACAATATGAACGAAGCAGAAGAATTATGGGAAGTCGCTGAAGACAGTGACGAAGAAGCAACTAGTGTATTAGCAGATGCAGATTATAGCGAAGCTGAAAAGATCAATCCCGAAGATCATTTTGGTGATAAGTTTAACGAAAAGTTAGTTAACGACAGCAAAGGCACAGTGCTTTACAAAGAATATAAGGTGTAAAGACAATGGACTTAAATGACTTATACAAATTAGCAGGAATTTCCAGAGACGATGCACCTGCAATAGAACCACAACCAGTAGAGCAAGTAGCTGAACAACCAACTGACGGTAGAGCAGATATGAGAGCAATGATTGCTTTGGTCACTCCCGAACAGTTGAATCAATTAGTCGGCGAAGCTCCAGTTGAGGAAGGCGACGAGTATGCTGCTTCAACAACTCCTAATCCACAGGAATACAAAGGCACACTTGGTAGTCCAAGTGATAACAGTTTGCGTAGATATTTAGACGCAGCAGGTGACCATGTAACTATAGACGAAGATGTATATCCAGATCACACAGTAGAAAATGTAAGTGAAGCATATAAATCTTTTAAAGCAAAACATAAAACTGAAGCATATTCTCCAGGTGACGAAAATGAAGAAGGCATGGTAAGTAATTGCTGTGGCGCTCCTATTATGGATGTTTATCAAGGACATGGTAGATGTAGTGATTGTAAAGAAATGGCAAGTGCTGTTAAAGAAAGTATTCAAGAAAGCAGTGCAGATGAGTTTTTAAAATCTTTAAACCAAGACCCTTTATACTTTCCAGGCGCACAGATTACGAAAAACGATGATGGTAGTATAACCCTAGTAGCAAGCAATGGCGAAGAGGTAGCAGACATTGATGTTAAGACAGGCGATATTGTACTAGTAAATGGCGATGATTACAACATTGCCGACGACGAAGATGCAGAGCAAAATCTTCAAACAATGTATGCAGAAATCAATGGCGATAACGGCGACATGGACATGGATGAAGAATGCAAATATTGCGGTGGTGATTGCCCTAATGATGAAGACCATGCATGTGACGGCTACTTGGGCGATATTGATGGACTATATGAAGGTCGTATGAAAGATATGTATACTGAATTAGAAGACCTAGAACCACAAATTATGCGTCTGAAAACTAAGTATATGGATCGAGGCATGGAACCAGAAGAAGCACAAGACATGGCATGCGAGAAAATGGGATGCGATCCAGAATTGTTTGATGAGTATTTAACTATGAAGATGGATGAAAGTGCTCTCGACGAAGCAGAAATTGAACTAGCGCCAGGTTATACAATTAAAACAGATAAACCAGGAATTTACAAAGGCACAAAAACAACTAGTGGTTTTGTAGGCG